AAGTTAAATAAATATATTTTTCGACAAATATTAATTGAAATCATTATATGAACATACTAAAGTTCATCAAATGATAGTAGATACTCTTAACATGTACAATGTTTTCCAATCAAAGTATTTTTAAACACTTAAGCAAACTTCATCGGTCTTTGTCCATAAGGCGGAGTGGTGAGCGAAGCGAAGCGAACCAGTAACAGAATTAACTTTATATGAGGTTGAAATACCTAAACTTTGAAATTTTTTTGAGTGGGTAATTGTAAAAAGACATTTTAATATGGTTTAATTTGATTTACAAGTTGGTATAATTATGTTGTAATAGTACAATGATAAAAACATATTGGGTTTTAGGAATTTTGATATTTTTTTTAACATTACTAATGAAAAATAATGTTAAAAATGATTTAAAAGAGAAATTTAAAACTTCATCTTTTTGTAGAAAAATACCAAAAGAATGTAAAACAGATGTTTCATGTAAAGATATCGAAATAAGTGAAAAAATAACAAAATTAGCTAATCCAGAAATATTTGTGAAAACTGTTAATCTTACACAAAATCCATCTAAATTAAGTGAATGGGAAACTATTTTTGAGAAAAAAAATAAACAAGGGATAGATGTGGAAATATATGATATTTCAAATTCAAATGGATTATTTGAAGATTTGTTAGAGACCAAAAATATTCAATTTATCAATCTCAAAACAAAAAGTTTAGTTAAGCTAAAAAATAATTCTGCCAATAAAATAGGAATAATTTTTAAGGGATTAATCACTCCTAAAAAAACTGGAAATTATAAATTTTGGACAAAAGCAAATAATGGTGCTAAATTATATTTCTATAGAGACACAGGGAAAAAATATTTATATTCTAATGGATGGGAACAACCAAATAAATTATCAGGTGGAACTGAAATTTATTTAAAAAAAAATATATCCATAAGATTTGAATTACAATATCATGAATGGGATGAGAAACCTTATGTTCAATTATGGTGGAAAGTACCAAATAGTTCTAAAAAACAAATAATTCCAAAAGCTATTTTTCATAAATTAGGATATGGTTATTGTACAAAAAGAATATCACATATAACAAATGTAAATAATAGAAGTGTTTGTTCTGGTTTAAACAAAAATATTGGTTTTCAATACACCATAGTATTTCCCGTTATTAAAACATCAACCTATTCTTTTGACATTGGAATGGATTTTGAGAAAGGTGGAATGGTTGTATTGGATAATTCAGTGGTTAGAAAAACAACCACAAAATTAAAAAATAGTAAAGATTTGGATTTCACCAAAACTTTGACCAGAGGCATTCATGTATTAAAAATATATGGTGGTGGTTGTTGTGATGACAAAAATTCATGTAAATTTAAGGTAGATGATGGTTCTTGGAAATATGTCACATTAAAAAATTTGTCCAGACATAACATGACACATGTTGTGGATAACAAATACAATATTTGTGGTTTTAGTAAAGTTGGGACAGGTTGTGGTTTAAAAAAAAACAAAAACAAGCTAGAAAATTATTCCAATGATGCTAATGTTCAAACATTCAAACATTGTTATGATTTGTGTAAAAATGATCCAAATTGTCAATCATTTTATTGGAGTCATGAAAAACAACAATGTCATTTAAAAAATGTATCGTCAGAAGCCACAGCACTAAATGAAAATTCTAATTCTGTATGTTTTAGCAGAAATAATAAAAAATATGTGAATAAAAAACAGAAAACTTTTAAAATAAACACTTCTGAAAATTTAACCAAAACTGTTGAATAAATTTAAATCAAGAAATATTTGTCTTTACACCTATGAAGATTTAAAACGCCGTTTTTATAAATAAAACTATTTTACTGGATGCAGAAGTATGGTTATGAGGATTAATCGTCCTATTCGCTATGCTCATCCATATGCATTCTTCGTGTTGTATTTCTGGTTAGGGTTTAAGACGTATAAAACATTGCTAGATGTTAATCACCAAAGAAATATAACCATTTAGCAGACGAAGCAGTATGACCACTGCTGTCAGGAGTTCACCTTTAAGTGTTAGTTAGAGGGTCACGGTATGAAGTTGCTAATCCATTATCTTTTAAGATAATCTCCAAAACCAAAATTTACACGGCCTGAAACGGTCAAACTTTAAAGAATTAAACAATATGTAAAAACGGCGTTTTAAATCTTCATCGGTGTAAATAGTCATTATCAATATAATTGTTTAGTTATAAATAAATGGTTTTATCAATGGTTTTTAACAACACAAATTTATACTAACTTAAAATTTAGAATCATGTCATAAGTCAATATGAAATTACCTAAATTATCAAATGAACAAAATAATATTTTGGAACAATTAGAAAATAATAATGTTGTAACTGATTCTGTTGCTGGTAGTGGCAAAACAACGACTAGTTTATATATTGCTAAAAAATTTAATAATTCAAAAATATTATTATTAACTTATAATGCTAAACTAAAAATGGAAACCAGAGAAAAAATTATTGAATTAGGATTACAAAATTTAGAAGTTCATAGTTATCACTCTTTTTGTGTGAGATATTATCACCACAAATGTTTCACAGACAAAATAATGTATAAAATATTAAAATTAGATAGTAAAAAATTATATAGCTTTAATTATGACTTGTTTATTTTTGATGAATCGCAAGATATTTCACCTTTGTACTATGAACTTATATGCAAAATATATAAAGATAATGAGAATAAAAAAACTTCTAAAATATGTGTTATAGGTGATAAATTTCAAAGTATTTATAATTTCAATAAAGCAGATGAACGTTTCATAATTCATGCTGATAAGTTATTTAATTTTAATAATTTATCATGGAAAAAGTGTAGATTATCCGAAAGTTTTAGAATTACACAAGAAATGTCTGAATTTATCAATAATTGTGTGTTGAATTTCGACAGAATAAAATCAAAAAAAAAAACTCATAATAAACCAAGATATATTATTTGTGATTGTTTCGGAGATAAATTGGGAACTTCGACAAGAACTTTTGATGAAATTAAATATTATTTGAGTATGGGAAAATATTCTTATAATGATATTTTTGTGTTAGCACCTTCTGTTAAAGGAAGTAAATCACCTATCAGACGATTTGCAAATAAAATATCAAATTGTGGAATACCTATTTATGTTCCTGTATCAGACGATGAAATATTAGACAAGGATATTTTAGAAGGAAAAATAGTTTTTTCGACATTTCATCAAACAAAAGGATTGGAAAGAAAAATAATTATTATATTTAATTTTGACAATTCATATTTTACATATTACAAAAAAAATGCTAATCAAAAAATTTGTCCAAACGAATTATATGTTGCTGTAACAAGAGGTTTGGAACATTTAACATTGTTTCATCACTGTAAAAATGATTATTTGTCATTTCTGAATAAAAATAACATTAATGAATTTTGTCATGTTGAAAATTATAAATTACGCATCACGAAAAATAAAAATAAAAATATGGATATTTCCGTAACAAATCTTGTTAAATTTTTGCCACAAGATATTATTGAGAAATGTTTGTCATATGTCCAAATAGAAAATGTAAAAAAACCAAGCAAAAAAATTAATATTCCAACAAAAACAAAACAAAAATTTGGATATGAATGTGTTTGTGAAATTACAGGTATTGCTGTTCCTGCTAAAATTGAATATGAGTTGAAAAAAGAAATATCATTTTTCAAAAAATTAAGCGAAAAAGTTTTTGAAGTTAAAAATGATAAATATGAACTAAATAAACTTGATGAATGTTTGTTACTGGATAGTGATGATGAAGATAATACAAATGGTACAAATCACAAAAAAATTAATTTACATAACATTAAACTAGAAAATATCAACGAAAATGAATTATTGTACATATCAACTTTATGGAATTTTCAAAAAAATGGTTATGTGTTTAAGTTGAATCAAATCATTAATTATAATTGGTTATCAAAAGAAAATTTAACAAAATGTATTATCAGAGTGAATAAATTAAATATATCAAAAAAATCCATATTTGAGAAGGAAATTGTGGTAGAAAATGAGGATGAATTATCAAGCAAAAAAATTATAGGTTATTTTGATTGTGTGAGTAAAAATAACATTTATGAATTTAAGTGTACGAACAAATTAGAGGATATACATTATTTACAATTGGCAATATATATGTACTTGAATGAAATTGGAAAACATCGAAATATTAAAAATATTATTAAAAATTCTATTATAAATATTGGTGATAAAATTTCATACAAAATAAAAAATTTTGAATATTGTGGAACAATAACTAAAATTTTTAAGAATGGTAATATTAATGTTAAAACTGACAAAAAAAACAATAAAATAACCTCAAAAAATATACTTGAAAATTTCAGTTTTTTTGAAAAAAATATCTGGAAATACAAAAACATGAACAATTCATTGTATAAAATTTGGAAAAATCCAAATTTTACATCTGACATATTATATTACATGAATCCAGATGATATTTTTTTGGTAATTGAATATAAAAATGATTGGATAAAAATTAATTGGAGAGGAAATATGGGTTGGACAAAAAAATTTGACCAAGATGGTAAACAATATTTATATCCAAACAAAATGCCACAATCAAATAATTATTATTTATATAATATTTTAACTGATGAACTAAAAAAATTAAAATGTGGTCTTAGTGATTTACGAAAAATGGTTAAATTTTTGATCGACCATAAATATAACAATAAAAATAAAGATTCAGATAAATTATTCATGTCAAAAATGAGTGATATAAGTGAAAAATATATCTGAATAAAAATTAGTTCCCTTGATTTTTATTGTTGATATTTTTTTTATTTGTTTTTTCTCAAAAGATATTAAAAATAATTTGCTTGACATATTAATGGAAAATTATTTTACAGAAAATATTTTAATTTGTGATGTTTTACATGACAAACTTACAAATTTTCATGGTTTGGTTGTGGGTTATAATGAAACGATGGATCTTAATGGTAAAAATGTTTATTTGGCTTGTGATGCTAATTTGGTTAAAAATTTGGACAAAGCAAAAACAGTTTTAGCTGTTAAAAATATATCAATCAATTCAGGTGATTTTAGAAAAATCCCAATTGGTCAAGTTCCACTCAATGTTCATAATGTTGGTATTTTATTTAAAAATTATTTTGATGATGGCAAGAATTATTTTAACCTGATCAAAGATAGCCATAAATTTCAATCTTTAACTGAATCAAACAAAAAAAAAAAAGCTCTTCGTTCAGGAATTTATTTATCTAATGTTACAAAAAACAATGGATTAAAATTTAATTTATTGAGATGTTCATCTAATTTTGATGGACCAACAGAAAATTTTAGAAATATTGATAGGTATATTATCAAAGAAACTAATTATTTAGCAAATAAATTTTTTGTTAGACCTGTAAAATTGAATCATGTTTTAGCACAAATTTATGAAAACAAAAAAATTAAAATTGATGGTAAAACATATCATAAAAAAGCAAGGATTGGAGAACACTCCGACAAAACAAAAGATATGCGAAAAGATGGTATTATTGTTTTTTGTTCTTTTTATGACTATTTTAATATGCCAAATAACTATGTTTATAAAAAATACAATGTTTTAACAAAACTAAAATTTAGACTAAAAAAAAGAAATAATAAATACAAAAATGAATTTGAGATTATCTTGTATCCAAACTCTGTTTTTATGATATCTTTACGAACGAATCGTCTCTATACACATAAAATCGTTCCATCAGCACTTGAAATAAAAAATATTCCAACCAGGATGGGATATACAATTAGGTGTTCAAACACAGAAGCTATTTTCAAAGATAAAACTTATATCATTGATAATGAATTGATTGAATTACAAAAACCCACAATAGAACAAATCGATAAATTAAAACAACTTTATTTGGAAGAAAACAAAACAAACAAAATGGTTTTTTATCATAAAACATATTTTAGTTTAAATGATGGAGATTACCTGAAACCATTGGTTTGAGAAGATCATTTTTGGATATTGTAAAATTTATATTTGGATAGACAAAATCAATTGTTTTATTTTCTTGTCTTCTGTACTTGTAAAACTGTTTTTTTTCATCATTGTTAGCTAAATTTAATTCTTTACCATTTGTAAAATATGTTTTTTCATTGATGAATTTTACAAATGTTTTTGATAAACGTAAAGTAAATCCTAACCATTTAGGATTACAAAATTCTTTCAAAATAATTTTATGTAAAAATAATTTGTTAGTTTCAGTCGAAAATAGAATAATAGAATTATTATCAAGAACAAAATCCTCTATGGTATCATCAATCTTGTTTTTGGTTCTAAGTATTCTTGAGCCAAAATTTCCATCGTAACAAGAAAATAAACAAATATATGAATCATTTACCAAATCTAAGGCTTGGTCTGAATGATATCTCATTTTTTTATATTTATCACCATATATTTCAATTAAACCATTATTGAACTGAAGTTTTGGAAAATATTTTTGTATTTCTTTGATAATGTTTATATGTGCTTTGTTAAACTTACCAAATGGTCTATCATATTTTGTGGTGGTTCGAACAATAGGAATTAAATCATTTTTATTCATAACCAAAGTTGTTCCTTTTCTGTCATATCCAACATTTTCAAAAATAACATTTTTTGATAATTTTTGAAATTGATTTTTGGTTGATAATATTTTTTTTACAAACATTGTTTTTGAACTATTAATTTTTTTAAGTGTTTATTTTTTGGTTTTTTAGGATGGTTCAAAAATCATTGGAAAAATAAACCACAAACAACCACAAACAACCACAAACAACCACAAACAATTACAACAATCAAACTTTGGTACAATCCATAAAAAAAATAAATAGATTTTTTTTGTTATTGTACCTTAACTAATTGGTATAAAAAACTTGAACAATTCATTTATATTTCAAGAGTTTATGTTGATTTCTTTCTATCAGTTAAAGCATGAAACCGTGACTGGATTTATTTTGGTTTTTTTGGTAAGTCAATATTTGTGACATAGTAATTATTATTTGTAAAAATCAAATTAACACCTAATTCATTTAATTTTTTAATATTTTTTTTGATTATGGGTGTAAATGAATCATCATTTAAATTTAGTATGTCATTAATAAATTTCACTGATTCGAATATACAGCCAATGATTATAGAACATGAATCCATTTTTCGCCAGTACAAAATCAATGAGTTTTAATACAAATTTTTTTTTTGAAAATTTATTTGTTGTTATTTTGGAAAATCTTTTGATGGACCACTTGGTTTAATTCATATTTGTAAAAATCTAAATTCATATTTCATGTTATGTTAATTAACCAACACAAATAATAAAAAAGATTAGTTTGATCCATTTAAGAACAATGTTTTGAAATTTTATCTGAAAAAAATTCTTGAATTCATGTTTATCCTTTTAATGGATTGTCCAGTTTTAATCAAAACATTTATTTGGGATTCTTGTTTTGGTCATAAAACAAAATACCTTGGAATCATAAAAACATTTCATTCCATTAAAAAATGTAGAAAATAAACCATGTTGTGGTTCACAAACAACTTGCCTAAATCATCGCTCATTTTGAAAAATAATATTTCCATAACACTTCTAAATATAACACTTCTAAATATCAATCAAATAAACACACCCAATATTTTTTTCTCGCATTTTTAAGTTTTTAAAATTTTTTTTTGAATCATGAATCTCAGTATTGATTGAATATAAATTCAAAAGGTTTCCATTAATTTTATATTGTAGATTTTCAGAAATAATTATTTTTTTTTTGCCAGTTGTATTTTTAAAATATATTTCAGTGGGCTCCTCAATTTTATCATTGATAAAATAAAAAAAACTAAAATCTTCATTAGAACTATTATATGTCATATTAATTGGTAATCCAGAGATAGTTCTGGGGTATGTCCTGGAATATATTTTGATCCACTCATCATTTGGTTCAAATATTTCATTTTCAGCATATGAAAAATCTATCCAACTTTGGAAATTTTCATCTGCCAAATTCATTAGTTCATCACATTGTTCCAAATTATTATTGGTACAAGCGCCAAACTCAGTCATTATTGATGTTCCACCTATTTTTTTATTATGATTTTCCACTGATATAAACATTTTTTTTGCTAAAATATGGTCACATATTTCAATATTACTCTTGTTTCCACTATTTGGAATAAATGAATTACAATAATAGTGATATGAATAAGCACTTCTATTTTTATACAAATTTCCTCCTGGAACATGATTTAAACCATTTCCAAATAAATTACCCGTAAATAACATTCCCCAAGTTATTGGTTCATAAAATATTATATGTTTATCATCTGTTTGTCTTATTTTATTATTTAATTTATCATAAAATGGCATTAAATTAATTTTACCAGCTATCCCAGGTAAAAATAGAAATGGATTTTTATAGAAATTTCCTATGAATGGTTCATTGATTAATTCATATCCAATTATATTAGATTTGTTTTTCCATCTTTTGGAACTTTCTATCCAAAAATTGGCTAAATCATCCAACATTCCATTTGTATTGTCATATAAATCTTGAAATCCTTGTGCAACAGCTTCGGTTAGATAATTTTCTTCCCAATTTCTACTGGAACAATTTCCTATCAATGGTGATGGAAATTTCATTTTAGATTTACTTTTAATCATGACCCAATTAGGAATTCCATTATAAGTACAAAATTTACTATTTAAAACATCTTGGTGTAGATCTAACAAAGTATAAATCCCATTATTTTCTAAATTATCTACTATTTTTTCAATGGCATTCAGATAAGCATCATTATAATTATTTTGTGTTGGCTCAAAACCATCCCACATCCAACCTAACCTTACTATGTTAAATCCTAATTGGTTCAAGTATTTTGCTTCATTATCTTTTAACATATCTGGAAAAAAATAATTATATTTTTTTTGGATTCTGTTTGTTCCATGAAACATTCTGACTCTTCCAACATCATCAAAAAAATATGATAAATTAGAATCACTTCTTATAAAACTCAATGTGGAAATATTGACTGGTGAAGTTAAAATTAAAATAAAAACTAAAGATATTTTCATTTTAATATTTATTTGTAAAATATGTTTATGTTGATTGTAACAAAAAACTTAAATTTAGCCTTACAAAAGATACCTGGAAATATTCCAGAACCGGAAATTTAATCATTCACCCAAATCATACAAAAATATTATTTTTGTAAATTTTATAATAATAAAGTTTAAATCAAACGAATTGTTTATGGTAAATTCTTTATCTTTGTATCCAATATGAACTTTTATTATATTTTTCTCTATGAAATGGAATTGGTCCAAAAACTTTTCCATTTGGCCAAATGGTTTGTTGTTTTGCTTCTTCTTCATTTTCATAAATACCAATGATTTTATGAAAAAGGTTTGTAACATTTATGTTTTCCACCACAACAAACACACCTTTTGACTTGAGCAATTGACATGTCATTTGTGTAACTTTAAAAATTATATTTTAAATATGAAATGTTTCACAAAATATAAGTGAGATATTTCATTTGTTTGGTCCAACCCTTTATTTTTGACTTGTTCTTTATTTTTGGTACATCTTTATTTCTGACATGTTCTTTATTTTTGGTACATCTTTATTTTTGGTACATCTTTATTTTTAATAGGATTTGATGATATTTCATTTTACACTTCCTTTTGAAACTTCAATTTCCAAATCTGCAAGACTGATGGAAAAAATTTGATTTATGATTTGTGGTGTGATTTTTGTACGAAATGGACAAAAAAGAAACATTTCTAAATTTAGTTGATGACTTCGTGAGTGAAACTATGTATGGAAACATATCTGGAATGTGGAAACATTTGCTTTCACAAGGTATTTCAAATGAAGATGTCCCAAAAACTTTATTGATTCTTGAAAATTTTATGATAACATTTTTAGTTAAATACATGAATAGGGCTTACGTTTCTTTGATAACACATGAAGACATGTATTACGTAAAAAAATTCAGAGAAATGAAAAATGTTTTAGGTCATGGTTACAGATGTTTACTAAATATAGTTTTTGTAAGATTGATTAATTTGCTTAAAATGTTACCATCCTATGTAGAAAAAATAGAGTTTGATTTGGTGAGATTCCAGTTAAAAAATACAAAAGAATTTTTCATGAATATTTTGTCCAAAAATAAAAAAGATCTCGCAAAATCTTTTAGTCATCAATGTCAGAGCAAAAATGAGGATATTTCAAAATGGGACCCAAACAAAAAAATGTTTCATATCTCATACCACAAATGAAAATACATGTTTTGTTATTGATATCTTACTAAAAGATTAAATATTTAGAGAATCTATTTTGTCAATCTTCGTTTCACAATCTACCTCAATCATTTTTAAGATATTTTTTTGTTTTTATTGGTGTTTAATCTTCTCGAAACTTTTCCACAATAAATTAAAATCTCACATGTTGGAATGGTTCAAATGGTTCAAATGGTCCAAGCAATTTTTGTTTTTCAAAAACAGGTCTGATTGGTGAGACAAATTTTAATTCTTTGTAAAATGGAATTGGTCCAAAAATCTTGATATTTGGTTTTACCATTTGTTTTTTGGCATCTTCTTCATTTTCATAAACACCAATAATTTTGTTTTGGTATCCTGGGATATTGTCACACTTTTCCATAATCACAAATACTCCATCAAATTTTAAATTTTCAAATTCTGCTAAACTCATAATTTGAGTGCTGTTTAGAACAATCATTAAATTCAAATTTTTAAAAAAATTCAACCAGTACAAACACCAAAAATTACGAAACTTTCATGTCATAAATTTTCAGTATGTTTTATCAAGAAATATTTCATATTTCCGAATATTCTCATCAAGTACAATGAACTTAATATATTTACCAAAACTATTATCCACAATAAATTTTTTTTCCACCGTTAGAAACTGAAGTGATCATTAAATGAAAAATCTCCAACAATTAAAAAAAAATCCAATTTTATCTATCCAAAACAGAATTTGAAAATCCTCTTCATTTGAAACATATTCAAATCGATTCAAAAAATCAATCAAAAGATGTTCTGGGTATAAACAAAGATTTATAATAAGGGAATTTCATAATAATTGTGTGATACCAAAATAAATTATTAAATGTGTTTGTGTGAAATATGAGATATGAAAATTTATTCAACAAAATGAACTGAGCAATTTGCTTGAGATTAGTAAATTAAATCTGGTTTATGTTATAGAAAAAGTTATAAAAAACTGGATAAGATTTGTACTGATTTAACAAATGAAATAAACAAAAATGATTTTATTGTGTTCAATTAAATTGGAATTAAATGGTTTTTAAGTGGTGTTTTGAGTGGTGTTTTGAGTGGTGTTTTGAGTGGTGTAAAACAAGCGGAAGAAACAGAAGTGGAAGAAACAGAAGGTGCAGAAATATGTTCATCCATCAAAAATCTGTACACAAACATAATAATTTGATTAAAGATGATTATTCCAAACAACATGTACACAAAAGTCAAATCAATATACACTTTTTGAATATTTTCAATAATATTTTTCGATATTTTTGGAGTTCTGGCTCTCAATGAAATTTGATTTAGATTTTCCTGAACATATCTAATTTCTTTTAATTTCATAACATCATAAAAATCGGTGTTAAAATCAGTATAAAATTCACCATTAACCAAACAAAACAAACTAACAAATATTATGAGATATTTCATTTGAGATATTACAAATGTTGGAAAAAAAGAGCAATCAAATTTTTGTATTTTTAGACTTGTTCTTGATGGAGATTACGGATAGATAAAAATTATCCACAATTTTTATTTCAACATGATTTATTGTGTGGATTTGACATTGAAACTTCTTCACTTGAAATGTTAAAATCTCCAGGATCAATCGAACATTTGTACTTTTGGACACAACGCCACCAATCACAACTATCCCACATTTCACAAATATACCCATTATCTTTAATTACGGTTTTGTTTGATTCATGTTCAGACGTTTCGTCATAAAATATTTCATCCAAATCTTCTTCGAAAATTTCGTACTCATCAAACATTTCTTCATAATCTTCATGATATGCATAATTAGCACCAATAAAACAGAATAAAATCATAGTGGTTAATTGTGTTATTTTCATTGGTATATTTCAAAAATGAAGAAATTAATTTAATCAAATTTTTTTTTTTTAAAAAAATTTCATCAATACATTATATTTTACTTATCTTTGAGTGGTTTTTCAATACAGTTTTAAAATTATATATCAACTTTGATAATTTCAATGGTATTAATTTTAATTTTTTCAATAATAGTATATTTTAAATTGTTGATACCAGAACTCATTATGACTTGTAATTGTTGTTTTTTGTTTAATTTTTTGAACAACAAGTAATGTTTGTGGTGATTCGTTTTGTGATTTTTAAATTCTCTGTCATTGATATCGTTAAAACGAACTAAATATTCAGGATGATTTTTATTATTCATGAGACTGGTAGTTTTTATTATGTCAAAATATTCTGTCCTATTTTGTAATGCTTTATCTTCACACCCCCATCCCCATATATTATTTGGGAAACCATTAATTTTTTGTATGTCAAAATCATTGATTTTAATAATCCCACCTAAAGTATCATGTTGTGATGTGTAAAGTCCCAATACATGACCACGATTTACTCTTTTAGTATAATATTCCGTAATAAATTTTTTTGTTGGATTCAAATCAATATCATGAGTGAAAAAATATTTTGTTTTATTTTTATTTTCTTTAAAACCAATATTTAACAATAAACCACGATTAAATAATTTTTTTTTGTTTTGTTCAATGATAACAATTTTAGTATCAGGTAAATATTTTTGTATCAAAGGAACAGTGTTTTTCGTAAAATAAATTAACTGTTGATGTCTGTCGCGAAAAGGAACAAGAACAATATTTCCAAACATATTTGTACCTGGTTTTTTATTTTTGAAAATTAACTGACTTATCAATTATTTAAAATCTTTGTTCTTATTTGTTGGTCATGAAAACAGGAATTACACCAACCGATATTTAAAATGAGACAAAAAATAACTTAAAAATAAAACAATTTATTTGCAGCACAAGGTTGTTTGTTTCCATTGCTTCCTATTCACCATGCTCATTTAAGTTTTCAAAATTAAACCAATATGGAATATGTTATAAAAACACTCACAAATAAAATCTGCCAATCCCTGAAAAGGCGTCGAGTGGTAGACGGCTTGATAGTCAGTAGGATTGACTCAGAGAGTGTATTTGTATCACGGATATTTAGATTTCCTACTTGAGAGATTTATCTCATTTTGAATATCGGTTGGTGCAATTAAACAATGTTCTGTTAATGTGTTGAACTTTTCAAGAGTCATTACCTCACAAAAAACTCTGACAAAATAATTTTATTTTATTTAATGCTTTAGTTTTTAGTTTTTTTGGTATAAAATTAAAATCTATTAATTTTTCATTAAAACTAAAAATCTTTCTACTTTCAGGATTTTTTAGAAATGCATTTTCTAATAATTTTTCATTTTCACAATATTTCATAGCAGTTTTTTTTCCACATCTCTTAAAACAACCTTTGATATTATCAGCGGGATCTCCACATAATATTTTCATTTTTAAATCTTTTTTAGGATTACCACACGATTTGTCATTTAGACATTTTTTTTGAAGATTCAAAATAGTGGTATGTTTATCTATTAATTGAAGATAGTCATGATCATTCGTAAGAATAAATATTTGTCTGTTTGGTGTGATGGAACGGACATGGGTTTTTGTTATGGCTAAAACATCATCTGCTTCTAAACCATCAATGCTAATTTTACTCATTCCATTTTCACTGCATAATTTATCAATTAATATAGTGTGAGCAAATTTAAGAACTGGACTTCCTGTCCAACCAGTGTAATCTCTTTGTGCTTTATATTTTGGAAATAATTTAGTTCTCCATATATTTTCGGTGGGACAATCCAAACCAAAAACAAAATTGTTATAAGGTATTTTTTTCCCAGTTCGTTTTTTTATTTCATTGTTTATTTTATCTATCCCTTTTAGATACATTGTTTTGAATTTATCCATAAATATTTTATCTTTGAACCATTCATGTGTTTCAGGTATATTTTTTTTCTTCTGAGATAGTTTGTACCAAAATATAGTAGCATGAAATCTATAGAAACTTATATAACTAGTGTCTATCAGTAATAACGGATCCATTTTATTTAAATTATATCTTTTTTTATCAAATAAATCAAGTTTATAATAAATTCGATAGGATGAAGAATTTACAAAATTTTTTGAGGGATATTTATTTTCCTTCTAACATATTTTTAACAGTTCCAAGTAAAGGTTAAAAAAAATAAAAAAAAATATGTTATGTACTAATGGATGTTATTTTAAATATTCAAAAATCATTTATGAATATTTTCAAAAAATATGGAAATAATAAATTATCATCGTCTCTGATTTATTCATATTCACTGTTGGATTCTTCAGATATCAAATTGTTGTTAATCCCTTTTTTAGTTAAATTTCCAAACTCAAACTCGGGTATAAATAAAAAATTTAATAACATGATTAGTTTATCAATATGTTTTTCTATTCTATCAATTAATATTTTGTATGATTTGCCTCATATGTTAAATAATTCGCATAGAAATAAAAAACTATCACTTGACAACATGTTTGGTGAAACAATAACCCAACTAGCTTCATTCTGTTTGTTCATTGAATCATCAAATGTAATATTAAACTCTGATTTAGATAACAGAATTAAAAATTTTATTATTTGTTCTATTAGAAAAAAAACTATTAATAGTGATTATCTAATTAATAATTTGGTTTTTCTTGATAAATCTAAATCTTCAAAAAAAAAATGTCTTAAAATGGATTATCAAGAAAAAATAAAACAAATTATTTGTAATAATATCATATCAGTTATGATATTTCTAAAACAAAAATATAACAATAAAAATATTTATGATTTTGTTGATTTGATAATAAATCAATTCATTTTTACCAAAAATAATAATATTAATAATAATTTAAATTATAAAAAAAATAAAAAACACATGACACAATTAATAGATGAAAATAATAATTTAAATTTCATGTTCGATATTTTAGAATTATTCAAATTATAATTAACAAAATTTAAATTGTTCAAAAATATTTTTAGTCACTGTCACTTTGAAATGAATATTTTTCAAATATGTCATGTTTGATATTTTTTTTTTTTTTTTTTATAAAAGATAAATATCTTTTTTTTTTTTTTTTTTTTTTTA